ATTTTCCCCCGCGGGGACTTTTCCCACAAAGTTTTGCCCCGGGGGTTTGCTCCGAGGGCAATTCTCCCCTTCCCCCACACCCCCATCCCCTCTTTTTCTTGACAGGAACCTGACTGAAAGGAGTTGAAAACCGTGGTCACTCGACCGAGAAGGGACCCAGACACGCCGGCAAGTAACGGCAGACCGGCGACAACTCCTCAGGGTCGAGAGAACCAGATGATCGCGCTGGCCTACGACCTCGTCGAACAGCGTTTGCGCGACGGTACAGCTTCGGCAACGGAGACGACGGCCCTCCTCCGGCTCGGTTCGTCGCGCGAGCGACTCGAACAGCAGAGGATCGCCCACGAGAACGAGCTTCTGGTCGTCAAGAAGGAAGCGATGGAGTCTCAGAAGAAGTCCGAGGCTCTGTTCCGCGACGCGATGGACTACTTCCGTGCCTATACCGGAAATGGTCCTCCTCCGACCGAATCTGATCAGGATGAATAGGAGTTATTCCGATCTGCGTCGTCTTCTGACGTTTGAAGATCGGTTTAAGTACCTGAAGCTCCGCGGGACAGTCGGTGAAGCCACCTTTGGTTACGACCGGTGGATGAACCAAGCATTTTACACGTCCCGCGAGTGGAGGCAGGTCCGGCACGAGGTTATTGCCCGGGATAACGGCTGTGATTTGGGAATCGAGGGATACGACATCCACTCGGGACTCTATATCCACCACATGAACCCGATGACCACTGAGGACATCGTTTCTGGAAACCCGGCGAATCTCGACCCCGAATTCCTGATCACCGTCACGCACAACACCCACAACGCCATCCATTACGGCGACGAAAACCTGCTGCCTCGACCCGTTATCGAGCGGCAGCCCGGCGACACCAAGCTCTGGTAGCGGAGGAAGCATGACCGACAAGGACACGGGCGCCCCCTGCCCGCCCGTCGAGGACGACGAGGAGAACACGCTCGCCCAGGAGACTGAGGCGGACTACGAGGCCGAGGAGGTCACGGAATGACCGACAAGAACAGCTGGGAGTACGTCAGCTCCAAGCTCGGCAAGATCACCGGTCCCACCGAGAAGCGTGCGCGGGAGATCTTCGACGCCGCCAAGAAGGCCGGCCACCAGGTCTGGTTCATGTGGGGCTACGACGGCAACGCATCGAACACCGAGCACCACTCCGGCCGTGCCCTGGACTTCATGGTCCGCAACCACGCCGACGGTCAGTGGGTCCGTGACTACATCTGGCGCAACCGTGCCCGCCTCCGGCTCCAGCACGTCATCTGGGAACAGCACATCACCTCGACCGTGACCAGCCCCGGCGTCGTCCGCAAGATGGCCGACCGCGGCAGCCCGACCGAGAACCACATGGACCACGTCCACGCTCTGTTCTTCACCGGTACCTACCAGGCGCCCGGCTCGGACTCCGCTCCGGTCGACCCCGCGCCCACCACCAAGAAGACCGTCCGCGAGATCGCTCGTGAGGTCCTCGCCGGCAAGTGGGGCAACGGCAACACCCGCGTTCAGCGGCTGCACGGTGCTGGCTACAACCCCACCGAAGTCCAGCGGATGGTCAACGTTCTGATCGACGAGGACAAGGCCGCGTCCAAGAAGAAGACGGTCTCCCAGCTGGCCGCCGAGGTCATCGACGGCAAGTGGGGCACCGGTGCCGCCCGGGTCGAACGACTGACCAAGGCCGGCTACAACGCCAGCACCGTGCAGAAGGAAGTCAACCGCCTCCTGCTCGGCAACAACCACGCCAGGAAGTCCGTCAACCAGCTGGCCGCCGAGGTCATGCGAGGTGAGTGGGGTGACGGTGAGGTTCGTGTCCAGCGTCTCACGCGCGCGGGCTACAACGCCAAGGCCGTCCAGGCCGAGGTCAACCGACGCAGCTAGCACCCTGAAGGGAGGTGCCCCGCGTGGAACAGAGCATCCTCAACAGCGTGAAGAAGATGTGCGGTGTCGACCCGTCCCTGACGGTTTTCGACGATGTTCTCATGATGCACATCAACGCAGTCTTCTCCGATCTCGAACAGATCGGGGTCGGGCCCGTCGGCGGGTACATGATCGAGGATGCCACTCCCACGTGGGGCGACCTCCTCGGTGACGATCCTCGCTGGAGCTCCGTCAAGTCGTACGTGTACTTCCGCGTGCGGCTCATGTTCGACCCGCCACAGACGCAGTACCTCGTCAACTCGTTCGAGGAGCAAGTCAAGAAGATGGAATGGCGTCTCAATGTGACCCGAGAGGGGGATTCATGGATCGATCCGTCCTTGCCGGTCGTGTGATCGGCGAACCGAAGGCGCTCGATGACGTCCTGTCCCACTACGGGATCAAGGGCATGAAGTGGGGCGTCCGACGTGACAACCCCTCGGGCGGCAAGCCGGCTCCGTCGTCCGATCACGAGACCGCCACGGCCGCCAAGGCCAAGGTCAAGGCCGGAGGACTGAAGTCCCTCAGCAACGAGGAACTGAAAACCTACCTTGAGCGCATGGACCTGGAGAAGCGCTACAAGAAGGGCAACCCCGGGCCCAAGGACGAGGCCGTCAAGTTCATCAAGGACACCCTTCTGCAGATCGGCAAGCAGGAAGCCGGTAAGTACGCCGCCAAGCAGGTCGCCAAGGCCCTTGCCGGCAAGCCGTAGTAGAGGGGAGGGTTTGTAATGGCCTTGTCAAACACGGCTGTCCCGGTCTACTACGGGAAGTTCCGTGAGGCGGTGATCCGAGGAGAGATCCCCGTCAACCGGGAGATCTCCATGGAGATGAACCGCATTGACGCGCTGATCGCCAACCCTCAGATCTACTACGACGACGCTGCGGTCGAAGGCTTCATCTTCTACTGCGAGAAGGAACTCACACTCACAGACGGCAGCGACCTTCACTTGCTGCCTACGTTCAAGCTGTGGGCAGAACAGATCTTCGGCTGGTACTACTTCGTCAACCGCTCGGTCTACGTACCGGGTGAAGACGGTCAGGAAGGCTACTACGAGGACAAGGTAGTCAAGAAGCGCCTGACGACCAAGCAGTACCTGATCGTTGCCCGAGGTGCGGCCAAGTCCATGTACGCGGCTTGCATCCAGGCGTACTTCCTGAACATCGATACATCGACGACGCACCAGATCACCACGGCGCCGACGATGAAGCAGGCCGATGAGGTGATGTCGCCATTCCGGACCGCGATCATCCGCAGCCGAGGACCTCTGTTCAAGTTCCTGACAGAGGGCTCCATGCAGAACACGACAGGCTCCAAGGCCAATCGTGTGAAGCTGGCTTCGACCAAGAAGGGTGTCGAGAACTTTCTGACTGGCTCTCTTCTCGAAGTACGCCCGATGTCGATCAACAAGCTCCAGGGCTTGCGCCCGAAGATCTCGACGATCGACGAATGGCTCTCTGGCGACCTTCGGGAGGATGTCGTCGGGGCTGTGGAGCAAGGCGCCTCCAAGCTGGACGACTTCCTGATCGTCGCGATCAGCTCTGAGGGAACCGTCCGTAACGGTTCGGGCGATACCATCAAAATGGAACTCGCTGACATTCTCAAGGGAGAGTACCAAGCTCCGCACATCTCGATCTGGCACTACAAGCTGGACGAGATTGAGGAAGTCGGGGACCCGTCGAAGTGGTTGAAGGCCAACCCGAATCTCGGGAAGACGATCACCTATGAGACTTACCAACTCGACGTTGAACGCGCCGAGAAAGCCCCAGCTGCTCGGAACGACATCCTGGCAAAGCGCTTTGGAATCCCGATGGAGGGCTACACGTACTTCTTTACGTACGAGGAGACGATCCCTCATCGCCCTAAGCGTGAGTACTGGCAGATGCCCTGCGCGCTTGGTGCTGACCTTTCTCAGGGTGACGACTTCTGTGCGTTCACATTCCTCTTTCCACTGCCACGCGGCTATGGGATCAAGACCCGAAGCTACATAACCACGAACACGCTCCACAAGCTCCCTGGTGCCATGCGCCAGAAGTACGAGGAGTTCATTGCCGAGGGCAGCCTCCACGTTCTGGAAGGCGAGATCCTCGACATGATGGAGGTCTACGACGACCTCGATGACCACATTCAGCGTAAGCAGTATGACGTCCGCGCTCTTGGTTATGACCCGTACAACGCCAAGGAGTTCGTAACTCGTTGGGAGCAGGAGAACGGTCCGTTCGGCATCGAGAAAGTGATTCAGGGGGCGAGGACTGAGTCTGTCCCGCTTGGGGAACTCAAGACTCTTAGTGAAGAACGCATCTTGCGATTTGATCAGCAGCTGATGATGTTCGCCATGGGTAACGCCATCACCATGGAGGACACGAACGGCAACCGCAAGCTGTTGAAGAAGCGCCAGGACGCCAAGATCGACAACGTCGCAGCCATGATGGACGCCTGGGTCGCTTACAAGCTCAACAAGGAAGCCTTCGAGTAGCCAGGAAAGGAGGTGACTCATGGCATTGCTTAACCGAGTGAAGACGAGCCTTCGTCACGCATGGAACGCCTTCACATCGGACCCGTATGCCAGCAATCAGAACCATGGCGGGTTCAACTACGGTGGCCGGCCCGATCGTCAGCGAATGTCTCTCGGCAACGAGCGGTCCATCATCGCGTCGATCATCACGCGAATCGCGATTGACGTTTCCGAAGTTCCGATCCGACACGTCCGAGTGGACGATGAGGAGCGGTACGTCGAGGACATCAAGAGCGGGCTGAACGACTGCCTCAAGGTCGAAGCCAACATGGACCAAGCCGGCCGGCAGTTCCGCCAGGACATCGCACAGACCGTCCTCGAAAAGGGCGTATGCGCGATCGTTCCGGTGGAGACCTCCGTGAACCCGGCTACCTCCGGGGGCTTCGACATCAAGTCTCTTCGAGTCGGCGAGATCATCGCGTGGTTCCCGGACGCCGTACGCGTCATGCTCTACAACGAGCGGTCCGGTATGCGGGAAGAGATCACGCTCCCGAAGCGATTCGTCGCCATTGTGGAGAACCCTCTCTACACGGTGATGAACGAGCCGAACTCGACCTACCAGCGTCTCATCCGGAAGTTGAACCTTCTGGACACAACGGACGACGCGAACAGCTCGGGCAAGTTGGACATGATCATCCAG